GGCCGAGCTGGTCGAGGCGTACCGCGACACGGATCTGACGGGACAGGGTCAGCACGACGCCGAAGCCGTCGAGCCGTCGATCGTCGAGCTGCGCCGCGACGCGATCCACGCGATCCGCGACATGCTGAGACGGCCGCGGCTGCGCGCCGAGCTGATCTGATGGCCGACGTCCTCACCGCGAAGCAGGGCGACACGCTCGACGAGCTGATCTGGCGCGAGCGAGCGCTCGGCGCGCCCGACATCGGCCGCGTCCTCGCGCTCAACCCGGGCATCGCCGACGTCGGCGCAGTCCTTCCGCTAGGCACCCGCGTGACGATGCCCGCCAGCATGGCGCCGGCCGCGCGCACACTCCCGCTCATCCAGCTCTGGGACTGACCGCATGAAGGATCTTCTCCACGATTTCGGGACCGGGCTGTGGGCGTTCGTCGTCAGTCTCATCCCTGCCGGCCTCGGCTCGGTCGTCAGCCTACTGGTCGAGACCGGCCTCACATGGGGCCAACGCATCGCGCAGGTCTGGGTCGGAATCGTCGTCAGCTATTTCGTCACCAACGCGGCCGGCGCGCTCTTCGGCATGCACCCGTTCGTGTCGCAGGCGATCGGCTTTCTCGTCGCGATGGTCGCCTTCAAGGGCGCGCCCGGCTTCATCGCCGGCTGCAGCGCCGTTCTCGCCGAACTCCCCGGCAAGCTCAGCGAGCGGCTGCTCGCGCTCATTCCGCGAAAGGACCCCAAGTGATGCCACAGCCCGATAAGGGATCGTCCACGCCCATGAAGCGCAAGACGCTGATCGGCGTGATCGGCGCGGCAGCCGCGCTGATCGTCACGCCGTTCGTGTCGGGCTGGGAGTCGGGGGGTACGCCGCGGCTCGTCGCGTACCAGGACATCGTCAAGGTCTGGACGATCTGCGGCGGTGAAACGCTCGGCGTGAAGCCCGGCATGGTCGAGACGGTCGAGGGCTGCGTGCTTCGTGAAGAGGCCGCGCTCATTCGTCATGCCGAGCCGGTTCTCGCCTGTACGCCCGGCCTGCGCCCCCATCCCAACCAACTCTCGGCTGCGATCAGCCTCGCCTACAACATCGGCACGGGTGGCTATTGCGGATCTACCGTGGCGCGGCGCTTCAACGCGCGCGACTGGCAGGGCGCGTGCGACGCCTTCCTGATGTGGAACCGGGCGGGCGGGCAGTTCGTGCGCGGCCTCGATCGCCGACGCCGCGCCGAGCGCGATCTCTGCCTGAAGGAGCTGCCCCGATGATCCCCGCCCTCTTCGCCAAGGTAAAGGCCGAGGCCTTCTTCCTCGTGCTGCTCGCCGTCGCGGCGGTCGGCGCCTGGCTGTACGTCCAGTACCGCCAGGTCAGCGCCGACCGCGACGATCTGCAGCATCGCGCCGAGCTGATCTGCGCAGGGTCGGGCACCGACTTCGCCGCGATCGGCAAGACGGCGCGCGGCGTGCGCTGCGCCCAGACCGTCGCCGGCCTCGTCAAGTTCAAGGGCGACAGCGACCAGCTCGCCGCGGCGACGCTCGCCCAGGCGATGGCCGATCACGACGCACGACAGAACAACGACACCCGCGCTGCGCGCGCTGCTGCCGAGGCAGCAAGCTCGGCTGCACAACGAATGGAGATGGCAGATGCGCAAGCTGAACGGACGAACCTTGTCGATCGTGACTGGTTTCGCGCTGTTAACGGTGTTGCCGGCCTGCGGGCGGCACGCTGAGGCGCCGCCCGCGGTCGTGTCGACGCCGATCGTCGTGAAGCTGAAGGACACGCCGCCCGCCGAGCTGGTGCGGTGCGCAGGCCGGCCCGAGGGACTGCCGGAGGACCCGGCGCTGATCGCGCAGATCCCGACGCGGATCCGCGCCGGCATCATTCGCCTCGCGCGGTCCTTCGCCGCCAACGCCGACCACCTCGACCGCCTCATCAACTGGAGCACGCCCGCCGCGTGCCCGTCGCCCAAAGGATAAGATATTGGCCGGTAATCGACACGTCCTGAGCGATCAGCACAGATATTGCCAAGACTCTCCCCCACTAGTTTTGGCAATATCTCGGCAAAGCCGACCGTAATCCGTTGATCTTTATACCTATTCCAAAGACCAATATGAAAGGAGGTGATCTCATGCGGTATTGGCCCGTTGGCAAACCCGTCCGTTAATCGATGGGCCCGGTTCGCAAGAGCCGGGCGCCATCTTCTGGCAATGCAATACACCCTAGGACGAAGGACGTTCGTTGAAGAAGCCGGAAAGCCTGCGGCAGACGCTGCAGATGTTCGTGCCCGCGCTCGCGGCGGATCCGTCCAGATTGTCGATCTTCGTCGACAAGGGGCGGATCGCGGCAAGCGCGGGGTCGCTCAGCCTCGAGTATCGCTACACCGCCAATATCGTCGTGCAGGATTACGCCGGCGAAGTTGACGATCTCATGGTCCCGATCCTCGCATGGATCGCTCAGCATCAGCCCGAGCTGTTGCAGCGCACCGACCAAGAGCCATTTCGCTTCGATTCCGAGCTGCTCGACGCGGACACCGCCGACGTGTCGATCTTCATCGACCTCGACGAATCCGTGCGCATTACGGCGAAGGAGGGCGGGGGATTCACAGCCGAGCACGCAGCGCCGGCGGGCGATGCCGACAGCTTCGGGATTGGATGCGTGCCGTTGTGGCAGCTCCTCATGGGTGACCAGGTCGTCGCGCAAACAAGCGACCCGCGCTTCGTGGATAACCGGTGAGCGACTTCGCCGACATGGAGGCGCTCGCCGGCGCGCTGCTGCGCCGTGTCGATGCCGGCGAACGCAGCAAGATCCTGCGCGTCATGGCGCGCACGCTCCGCAGCAGCCAGGCGCTGCGTATCGCGCGTCAGCAGGAACCGGATGGCCAGCGGTTCGCAGCTCGCAAGGCGCAGCCCGTTGGCCGGCTACGGCGCGGCGGGACGATCAAGCGCAAGGCCATGTTCCGCAAGCTCCGCAACACATCTAACCTGAAGGCAGGGGCGACCGACACCGAGGCGTGGGTTGGTTTTAACGGACGTGCTGCGCGGATCGCACGCGTCCATCAGGAAGGGCTCGAAGATGCACCGGCGAAGGGCGTAAAACCTGTAAGGTACGCGAGGCGTATGCTGCTCGGCGACACCGGAGCGGAGCGTCAGGCGGTGCTCGACGTCCTGTTCGCGTATGTCGCCAACTCTTAGGAACGTTAAAGATTTGTGCGGTTGAGAGACAACTCGCCATTTCTCATGCGACCGCGTTCCCCAAGCTAGTTATCTTTGTCGTGGAGCGAGCTAAATAGGAGAGCGGTGGAGCGGCTTGAGGAAACTTGTAGCGGACATACGATGCTCGAGGCGCACGTTCGAACTCGACCATGCCATTGCCAACGGTTTACCCGATACCGCAATTCTGCGATTGCAATGAGCCGATTTCTATAAGATTAATTTACATTTCTAATTCATTTACTAGAATAGGATTGTTACTCAATTTCAGTAAAATTTTAAAGAGTCTACTTATGAAAGAAAACTTATCACGTTACACAAGCCTTGCCTCGGCAATCGATACTCTTACAAGAAATCAAATCACTTTGCTTGACCCGGCTGCCTGGGAAGATCGAACAGATTCTATAACTATGCTAGAATATAAGCGAAAAGGTGAATTTAAGTCAGTATTGGCCGCATGCTTTACATCAAGCAATGATACTTTCCATCACTGGAGTGTTTTTGCCAAGCCGGGCGGTGTATGCATACGATTCCATAAGACGCATTTATGTGAACGTATATCACTACTTAGCGACGGTACGGATGATAATAACTCCATATCAATACACCCCATTCAATACCACAACGCAGATGACCCAAGGATCAACAAATACATTAGATACGATGACCTTCCCTTTATTAAACAAGATGCCTATGCAGCAGAATGTGAATGGAGAATATTATTTCGGTCGCAGACCGAAGATGTTCGACAAATTCCCGTACCGATTGAACCATTTATGGTTAGTGAGATCATACTTGATCCTTGGCTTCCAGATGCTTTGGTCGATCCCCTACGCGATCTCTTGAGAAAGATTGACGGATACTCGGGTTTGAATATTCGAAAATCAATCATCGTCAAGAACGATGCTTTTATAAATAGAGCCAAAGGAGCCGCTAGCAAGAAGGATATCGCCCAGAATATTTGATTGATTCCTTGATCCCGTAAAGCGGATCCGATGACTGTCGCGCGATAGGCCAACCGAGCTTCCCCTTATCTGCTGCCTTGGAGAATGGGCTGGGGTGCCGCCTATTCCCCGCACCCGCCTAGCGTCTAATCAAATGATATTTTCCGCAGCACCTATCACGGGCGGAGGATCGTTTCCGGCTGGCTGCAAGACAGGCCCTTGACACCATCGGCTTACGCGCCGATATCGGTATTGAAGCCGATGATATGGATGTGACGAATGCCTGGCAATGCACGAGCGAAACTTGCGGAGCTTCGCGCCCGTACTTGGTCGACTGCCGCCGAGTATGAGGCCTTAAACAGCGAATATGAAGCCTGTCTTGCAGAATTGGCACGATCTGAAGACTTTGGTGATCCAATGCTAAACGCCGCTAAGGCAGGTGTAAATTATCGGGAGCGGCAAGACCTAAAACGAAAGGCTGCCAGATGGAAGTCTATTTTTCTTAGTCTTAACGCAATCGAACGCATGGCGCTACTTTCTGCAATATTTGAAGCGATGGCAGAGTCTCAGGAATAGAGTAAACGGTGACAAGAAAATTATAATAGGAGGGAATGATGATCAATTTTCCGCATTACTATTATGACAGCCGATATGCGAGTATGTCGCTCTACTTTGGAGGCTTTGCCTTCTTTATCGCTACGATCCTGCAGATTGCGGATCCTATCTATGCGCCCTTAGCGCTGACGTTGGCGATACCGCTCCCCGTCGCGTGCGTGGCTCTCCTCTTGAACTTGGCAATGCCGGATCAGGACGATGTAGTTATCGCTCGGATCTGGTCGGCGATGGGACAGGTTTCTGCCCTACTGATGCTGCCGACGGCTGTGCTCGCTGTCCTTTCCGACGTCACAGCTCGGTTCATCGGCTAGCAATAGCAGGCTTCAATGCGAAAGTAGCTCCAGCCCGGCGGCAAGAAGATAGCGCTTTTCTACAGCGCCGAAAGTTTGGGAATGGCTTGGTGCCGTGTGATGTCGGCTATCGTCACCAACCTTTCCGAAGGCAGTCGGTTCAGCTCCTTGCGGCAGTATCAGCCATAGCTACCGAGTGTGAAATCCCATGTGACATTCGAGAACGATGGCGCAACGCTGATCTGACCGACGACATGGCCAGATGGCCGCCCCGTCAACCTTTACCGCTGTCGATCTGTCGCGCTTGCCGGCGCCGACGATTGTCGAAACCCTCGATTTCGATACGGTCTACGGCCAGATGCTTGCCACGATGCAAGTGCTCGTGCCGACATTCGATGCCACGGTCGTATCCGATCCCGCCATCAAACTGCTTGAGGTAGCCGCCTACCGTGAGATGCTGCTGCGCGCCCGGGTAAACGATGCCGCCCGCGCCGTCATGCCCGCTTATGCGATCGGCGCGGACCTCGACAACCTGTCTGCGTTGATGGGCATCGTGCGGCTGCTCATCACCCCTGCGAACGCCCAAACCGACGCACCCGCGGTCTACGAAAGCGACGAGGACTTCCGGCGGCGCCTCGTGCTCGCGCCCGAAGGCTATTCCGTTGCCGGCCCCGAGGGCGCCTACATCTTCCATGCGCTGTCCGCCGCGTCGGACGTGCTCGACGCCAGCGCGACGAGCCCGACGACCGGAGAGGTCCGCATTACCGTCCTGTCGCGCGTCGGCACGGGTGCGGCATCGCCGACATTGCTCGACACGGTGCTCGGCTACGTCTCTGCGGAGACGCGGCGCCCGCTCACCGATCACGTCACGATCCAGTCGGCCCAGATCGTGCCCTATGCGGTCACGGCATCGATCACGACCTTTGCCGGCCCTGACGGCTCGATCGTCATCGCCGACGCCCGCGCGCGGCTCACCGCCTACGTCGCCAACTCACACCGCCTCGGCCGCGACATCACCCGCTCGGGGATATTCGGTGCGCTCCATACCGAAGGCGTGCAGAACGTCGTGCTGACCAGCCCGGCTGCGGACATCGTGCTCGATCGCACGCAGGCGAGCTGGTGCACAGGCGTGACCGTCAATCATGCAGGTCTCGGCGAATGACGCTGCTGCCACGCAACGCAAGCGAGCTAGAGCGCGCGCTCGAGGCCAGCATGGCGCGGCTCGCGGATGTTCCGGTGCCGCTGCGTGACCTGTGGAACCCCGACACCTGCCCGGTCGAGCTCCTGCCCTATCTGGCATGGGCGCTGTCGATCGACAGCTGGTCAAGCGCCTGGTCGGAAACAGTGAAGCGTGCCCGCGTCCGCCATGCGCTCGCGATCCAGCGGCGCAAGGGGACATCATCGTCTGTGCGTGAGGTCGTCGCCTCGTTCGGGGGCGTCGTGGCGCTGCGCGAATGGTGGCAGATGACGCCGCCCGGCGAACCGCACACCTTCAGTCTGGTGCTCAACCTCACCGACGATACCGGCGCCCCAGTCGACGCAGCCTTTGCCGATGCCGTCATCGCCGAAGTCTATCGGACCAAGCCGGTCCGTTCGCATTTCACCTTCAGCCAGGCGCTCAGCGCAACCGCGGGCATCGTCCCCGTCACCGCAGCCCGTCCCGCCACCTTTGCCCGCCTCACCATGACCGCCCCTGCGGCCTGACCCGGAGAGATCATGTCGATCACCCTACGCATTACCGACGCCGGCCGCGCAGCGCTCGTCAACGCTTCGCACGACGGGACCAACGCCGTGCGCATTGCGAACGTAGGCGTCTCGCCGCTGGCGCTTTCCGCCGGCCCCGCCACCGCAGTGCTGCCCGAGGAAGTGAAGCGGATCAACACGATCTCCGGCACGGGCGTGGCGACCGACGTGATCCATGTCGTTGTCCGCGATGAAACCGCCGACACCTATACCGTGCGCAGCTTCGCGCTGTACCTCGCCGATGGGACGTTGTTCGCCGCTTACGGCCAGGCCGCGCCGATCATCGAAAAATCCGCCGCGGCGCTGATGCTGCTCGCGATCGACGCAACGATGCTCGACGTCGCCGCGAACCAGATCACGTTCGGTGACGCGAACTTCCTTAACCCGCCCGCCACCGTCGATCGTGCAGGCGTGATCGAACTGGCTACCGCCGCAGAGGCATCCGACCGTGTCGGCGATCGTGCGCTCACGCCCGCCACTGCAGCTGCAGCTCTACTTGACTGGCTCGGTTTCACTCCGGTCAACAGCGCTGGCGATACGATGCACGGCCGTCTCATATTCGCGGACGAAATTGGCAACTGGTCGGTTGGCCTGCGCCCTGGCGCAGATCTGTGGACCGTACGGGACGAACAGTTCGGTACCGACACTTTGGTCCTCGATCCGGCGGGTAACCTCATCATTGGCTCCGCCGCGCGTCCAGGCGAGCGACGATTTTCGCTTTCGAACCTCGTCACCGACTTCGGAATCGTCACGAGCGGATCGGCCGGGGGCGGTTCGCGGATCGTCAATTCATGGGTGACCGGTGGCCAGGGACCGTTGGTGGTGGAGAATGCCGCCGGCGAGATGGCCCGGTTTTCACCAACCGGTGTGCTGCAGCTCAAACAAGTGGCGACGCGCGCCGGCAATGCGTTGTGGGACGCCGGTAACGACGGCGCAGGCTCCGGTCTCGACGCCGACCTGCTCGATGGGCGGGATGGAAGCTGGTACAGCGACATCGTCGGGCGCCTGGGATTCATCCCCGTACGTCAGACTGCCGGCTTCGTCGTCGAGGTTCGGTTCAGCGACGGCCAGCTCAAAGCCCGCGTCAATCTCGACAACGATCTGGGCGCTTTCGTCTTCGGCGGTGATATTGCCGATGTCTGGCGTGCCAGTAACGACGGGGCGGGTTCCGGTCTCGACGCCGATCTGCTCGATGGTCGCGACGGGTCCTGGTACGCCGATATTACCACCCGGCTCGGATATTCACCCATCAACCGGGCAGGCGATACCATGAGCGGGCGGCTGCGCTTCGCTGACGCGCAGGGTCTTTGGTCGGTCGGTCTGCGCACTGGCGCAAATCTATGGACGGTGCGGGACGAACAATTCGGGACCGATGCGCTGGTCCTCGATCCGGCCGGAAATCTGATCATCGGATCCGCCAGCCGCCCGGGTGAGCGGCGGTTTTCGCTTTCCAACCTCGTCACCGATTTCGGGATCGTCACGAGCGGCTCGGCCGGCGGTGGCACCCGCATCGTCAACTCATGGGTCACCGGTGGCCAGGGGCCGCTGGTGCTGGAGAATGCGGCGGGCGAGATGGCGCGGTTCACCCCGGCGGGCGCGCTCCAGCTGAAGCAGGCCGCGACGCGGGCAGGCAATATGCTGTGGGACGCGGGCAACGATGGCGCAGGCTCCGGGCTCGATGCGGATATGCTCGACGGACTCGACTCGACTGCCTTCATGCAGAAAAGCGGCGGTGCATTCACCGGGCCGATTACACTCAAATCGGTGACCTTCGGCGGAACCGCGGGCAACTATACGCTTTCGATTCCAGACGGCACCGACCAGGTGCTGTTGCGTGACAATCAGTTCGGGCGGGATGTAGCGTCGCTGTCGCGAGCATCCCTGACGCTAGGTGACGGTGTAGCGCTGAAGCGGGCCAATAGCGGGCGCTTCGTCCACTACAAAGACGATCTTCCCGGAGACACCATCACCCGCAGCACGGCCACCCCGGCGGGCGGAAGCGACGGGGATATCCACTACGAAATCAACACCGCGGCCGGCACCATGCGCTTCTGGCATAATTACGGCGGAACATGGGTCCACACCTGAGAGGAACGTTCATGAAGACGACTATCGGCAAATATGATCCGGCAAGCTGCAGTGTCCCGGTTACCTTCGAAACCGATGATGTGAAGCACGAACGCTTCGTCAACGCATGCCTGAAGAACGGAGTATATGATAAAAAGGCGACTGCCGAACGCGTTGCACAGGTCGCGCTGGGCGTAGCTGCCAAGATCGAAGTCGGCGCGATCGTCACGCCGGCCGCGCCGGAAAGCGCGACCGAGGTCCAGATTAACGCCTGACCGATCGGGTGTGGGATCACATTCCACACCCGCCACCCCGCGCACGGCGCGGCCGACAAGGCCAATGTCGCGCGTCATGAACGCGCTTCCCGATCCCCGCCGAATTATCGGCAACATCATCCGTCTCGGCACCATCGACAGCGTCGATCGTGCCGATGCGACGTGCCGCGTGCGGATCGGCGAGATCGTCAGCGGCGACATCTGCTGGATCGTCCAGCGCGCCGGCAACACCCGCATCTGGTCACCGCCGACGATCGGCGAGCAATGCCTGCTACTCTGCCCCGAGGGCGATACCGATGGCGGCGTTGCTGTCCTCGGGCTGTTCTCCGATGCGATGCCCGCACCCTCGACCGAGGATCTTGATCTGATCCAGTTCGGCGACGGCGCGATCCTGTCCTATGACACGCATGCGCATCTGCTGGTCGCGCAGCTGCCTGCGGGCGGCAAGGTCCGCATCGACGCGCCAGGCGGTGTGACGATTACCGGTCCGGTATCAATCACCGGCGACGTGACCATCACCGGCAAGGCAACGGCCAGCGACGACGTGATCGGCGGAGGCAAGAGCCTCAAGGCGCATGTGCACACCGGCGTTACCGCGGGCGGCGCGGTATCGGGTCCACCGCGATGATCGGCATGAGCGCCGTTACCGGAAAGCCGCTCGAAGGGCTCAACCATCTGCGCCAGTCGATCGCCGACATCCTGTCGACGCCGATCGGCTCGCGCATCGGCCGGCGCGATTACGGCTCGCTGCTCCCCGATCTGATCGACCAAGCGATGAACCCCGCGGGGCGCATGCGGCTGGTCGCGGCGACCGCGCTGGCGCTGCTGCGCTGGGAGCCTCGCGTTGTCCTGACCAACGTCGCGATTCAGCAAGTCGGCGAGGCGCGCTTCGCGCTCGTCCTCGACGTGCGCCGCACCGACGTCCCCGCGGTCACCGCGCGCACCCGTCTCTCCATCCCGCTTGCCGGCGCGCTGCCGGCGTTCGCTTAAAAGGATCCGTTACGCATGGCCTATCAGCACGGCATCACCGTCACCGAAGTCACCGAAGGCGCGCGCGCGCTGGTCGAGACAGCCACTGCCGTCATCGGCATGGTCGCGACCGCCACCGCGCCGGCGGGAGCGCAGACCGCGGCGCTCGACGCCGCTTTCCCGCTCAACCGTCCCGTGCTTGTCACCGATATCGATGCCGCGATCGGCATTGCCGGCACGGGCGGCACGCTGCGCCTCGCGCTGAAGGCCATTGCCGACCAGGTTCGCACGCCCGTCGTCATCGTGCGCGTTGCTGCCGGCGCTGATGCTGCTGCGACCAACACCGCGGTGATCGGCGGAACGGTCAACGGCATGAAGACCGGCATGCAGGCGCTGCTTGCGGCCGAGGCGCAGCTCGGCATCAAGCCGCGGATCCTCGGCTGCCCCGGGCTCGACACGCTCGCTGTCACGACCGCGCTGGTCGTCGTCGCGCAGAAACTGCGCGCGATGGCCTATGCCGCGGCGATCGGCGCCGACATTGCGGCTGCGATCGACTACCGCGCCGGCTTCGACGCGCGCGAGCTGATGCTCATCTGCCCCGACTTCGTCGCCTTCGACACGCTCGCCGGCGCCAACGCCACCAGCTTTGCGGCCGCCCGTGCGCTCGGCATGCGCGCGCGAATCGACCGCGACGAAGGCTGGCACAAGACGCTGTCGAACGTGCCCGTCGTCGGCGTGCTCGGGCTCACCAAGGATATCCAGTTCGACGTACAGGATCCCGCCTGCGAGGCGAACTTGCTGAACGCCAAGCAGGTTACCGCGCTGATCCGCAGCGGCGGAGGCTTTCGCTTCTGGGGATCGCGCACGACCGCTGACCCGACCTCGCCCTTCACGTTCGAGTCCGCGACGCGCACCGCGCAGGTCCTCATGGATACGATTGCGGGGGGCATGATGTGGGCGATCGACAAGCCGCTGCGCCCGAGCCTCGTCAAGGACATCGTCGAGACGATCAACGGCACGCTGCGCGGCATGAAGAGCGCCGGGCAGATCCTTGGCGGCAGCGCCTGGTTCGATGCCGACAAGAACACCGCCGCGACGCTCAAGACCGGCAAGGTCGTCATCGATTACGACTACACGCCGGTCCCGCCGCTCGAAAACCTGCTGCTGACCCAGCGCATCACCGACAGCTATCTCGCCGACTTCGCCGTCGCCTGATCGCCCTTTTTCCCGACTGACAGGAGCCGAGCATGGCACTCCCCCGCAAGCTGAAGAACCAGAATCTGTTCAACGAAGGCCGCAGCTATCTGGGCGAAGTGCCCTCGGTGACGCTGCCCAAACTCACCCGCAAGCTCGAGGAATATCGGGGTGGCGGGATGGACGGCACCGTCAAGCTCGACATGGGCGCCGAGGCGATGGAGCTGGAATTCACCGCCGGCGGTCCGCTGCGCGACGTGCTGCTACAGAGCGGGTCGCCGACGATCGGCGGGATCTTCCTGCGCTTCGCCGGTCAGTATCAGAACGACGCGACCGGCACCTCCGACGCGGTTGAGGTGACCGTGCGCGGCCGCCACGAAGAGATCGACATGGGCGAGCAGAAGGTCGGCGAAGGCGGCGAGTTCAAGGTCAAGATGGCGCTCGTCTATTACCGGCTCGAATGGAACGGCGTGACGCTAATCGAGATCGACGTGCTCAACATGGTCCACATCGTCGGGGGCATCGATCGCCTCACCGACATGCGCAACATCATCCTCTGATCCACCCGCGCCGGCGCGACCGGCGCGGAGATCTTCCGACAACCAGCCTCAAGGAATTCCGCGTGAGCGACACCAACCGCGAACACACGACCGTCAAGCTCGACTTCCCGTTCGCCCGGGGCGACCAGACCATCGACACCGTCAAGGTGCGCCGGCCGCGCTCGGGTGAACTGCGCGGGCTTAACATCGCCGACCTGGTGCAGATGAACGTCGCCGCGACCGCCAAGCTGCTGCCGCGCATCACCATCCCGCCGCTGACCGATGCCGAGGTCAACAATCTCGATCCCGCCGACCTCACCCAGTTCGGCATGGAAGTTCAGGATTTTTTGCTGCCGAAGGCGGCGAAGGAGCAGGACTCCCGGAGCTGATCGACGACGCGATGGCGGATCTGGCGATCGTCTTCCACTGGCCTCCCGCCGCCATGGACGAGATGACGATCGCCGAGCTGATGCGCTGGCGCACGCGCGCGGCCGAGCGCCACAACCCGGAAAGCTGACGCCATGGACCGCAACCTCCGCATCCGCATGCTGCTCGAGGCCAGTGACAAGGTCACCAAGCCGCTGCGCGATATCATCGGGGGTTCGGCCAAGGCAGCGGCAGCGCTGAAAGTCACGCGGAACAGCCTGAAGGATCTGAGCGCCCAGGCACGCGCGATCGGCGACTTCCGGATCGGCCAGGCGAAGGGCGCGGAGATCTTCGGGCAGGTCGACGACGCACGGCGCCGTATCCGCGCCCTGCGCGAGGACATCGCCCGCACCGACACCCCCACAAAGCGCATGACCAATGCGCTCGCCGCGGCCGAAGCGGCGGAGCGCAAGCTCGTCCAGGCCAGCGAGGACCACAGCAACGTACTGACGCGCATGCGGTCGGGGCTGACATCGGCGGGTGTCGACGTGCGCAATCTGGGCGCGCATGAAGCCCGCCTGCGCGACAATATCGCAGCGACGACCGCGACGATGGGGCAGCAACGCGCCGAGTTCGACCGCCTCGACGAACGACAGAAGCGCTTCGGCCGCGCCCGTGAGGGGTTTGCCCGCACTCAGAACATGGCGACCGGCATTGCCGCGGGCGGCGCAGCCGGCATCGCCACCGGCATGGCGCTTGGTCGCCCGATCCTAGGCGCGATCGGCGACGCGCAGGAATACCAGTCCGTCATGACCGACATCGCCCAGAAGGCGGATCTGGGGCGTGACCGATCCGAGAAGATGGGCCGCAACCTGCTCGCCGCGGCGCGCGCTGCCAACCAGATGCCCGACGAGCTGCAGAAGGGCGTGGATACGCTCGCCGGCTTTGGTCTCAGTCCCGAAAAGGCCGTCGCGATGATGCGCCCGATCGGGCGTGCGGCGACCGCGTACAAAGCGGAGATCGCTGACCTGTCCGCCGCAGCGTTCGCCGCCAACGACAATCTCAAGGTGCCGGTCGAGCAGACTGCGCGCGTCATCGACATCATGGCGCAGGCGGGCAAAAGCGGCGCGTTCGAGATCAAGGACATGGCGGGCGCATTCCCGGCGCTGACCGCGGGCTATCAGGCGCTCGGTCAGACCGGCACGGGCGCGGTCGCGGATCTGGCGGCTGCGCTGCAGATCGCCCGCAAGGGTGCCGGCGATTCGGCGACCGCAGCCGGCAACGTCGCCAATATCATCCAGAAGATCGCGTCGCCTGCTACGATCAAGGCGTTTTCGAAGTTCGGCATCGACCTGCCGAACGCGCTGAAGAAGGCCTATGCCGAGGGAAAGACGCCGCTCGAGGCGATTGCCGAGCTGACGAAAAAGGCGACGGGCGGCGATCTCGGCAAGATCGGCTTCCTGTTCGAGGACGCGCAGGTCCAGCAGGGCTTGCGGCCGCTGATCCAAAACCTTGAGGAATATCGGCGGATCCGCGCGACTGCGGCTGGCGCCTCGGGCACGACCGACACCGACTTTGCCGATCGCATGAAGGACTCGGCCGAGCAGACCAAGCAGCTGCGCATCAATGCGCAGGTGCTGGGGGTTTCGCTCGGCTCCATGCTGCTGCCAGCCGTCAACGCGATCACCGAGCGCGCGTCCCGCTATGCCAGCGTGATCGCCAGGTGGACGGAACGCCATCCGGTGCTCGCCAAGGCTATCGCGCTGGCGGCTGCAGCGCTCGCCGTGATGTTCATCCTGCTGGGCGGTTTCGCGATCGTCATCGCTGCAATCATGGGGCCGATTGCTATCCTGAATGCCGGCCTTATCGCGATGGGCGTCGCGGGCGGCACCGCGTCGATGGGACTGCTACCGATCCTTGGCACGGTGCTTTCTATCATTGCTGTAATCGCGGTGCTCGCCGCGGCGGTCTACCTGATCTACGCCAACTGGGGGCCGATCACCGGGTGGTTCGGCGCGCTCTGGCGCGGCATCGTCGGCGTCGTCACCGGCGCGCTTGGCTGGTTCGCCGGCCTGCCCGCGCGCTTCGGCGAGTTCGGACGGAACATGATCGCGGGCATGATCAACGGCATCACCGGCATGCTCGGCGCGCTGAAGGCGACGATCGTTGGCGCGGCATCGTCGGCCGCGACCTGGTTCAAGCAAAAGCTTGGCATCCGCTCGCCGTCGCGCGTCTTCGCTGGCTTTGGCGGCTACATGATGCAGGGCCTGCGCAACGGTATCGCTGGAGGCTCTGGCGAAGCGGTGCGCCGTATCGAACGGCTGTCGCGCGATCTGACCAGCGCGATGTCGGTCACCTCGCTACGCCCGCCCATCATGACAGACGATGAAGATGGGCCTGTGCGCCGCATTGATAGCCTGTCTCGCCGCCTGACTGCTGCACTGGCGATCGGCTCGACTCTGCCAGCTCTGACCCCCGCCACAGCGGCTAAGCCCGGCACATCTGCAGCCTACGGTCGCGCGGGCCCCTCATCGGCGCCGATCACGATCAATGTCTATGGCGCGCCGGGTCAAAGCGAGCAGACGCTCGCCGCGGCGGTCGAGCGTGCCCTCGCACTCGCGCAAGGTCGCCAGCGCGCCATGTCGCAATCGTCCTTTGCCGACCGCCCAGATGGAGCCGACCTGTGAATATGATGGCGCTGGGCATGTTCGTCTTCTCGCTGCCGACGCTCGCCTATCAGGAACAGCAGCGTAAAAGCGGTTGGCGGCATGCGCGCAGCGGCAGGGTCGGCGCGCTCGATGCCACGCAGTTCCTCGGCCGTGAGAACGACAAGATCAGCCTGTCGGGCGCCGCCTATGCCGAGCTGATGGCGGGCCGCGCTTCGCTCGACCAGCTGCGCGACATGGCGGCGGAAGGAAAGGCCTGGCCACTGGTCGACGGCACGGGGCGCGTTCACGGCGCCTTCGTCATCACCGACATCGACGAAGGGCTGAAGGAGTTCTTCTCCGACGGTACGCCGCGCAAGATCGACTTCTCGATCGAGCTGCTCGAGGTGGCGCAAGACGCAGGCGTCGGAGCATGACCGTGGTCAACAATGTGCCCGACTTCAAGGTGACGCTCGACGGCACGGATCTGACCGATCGCATCCGGCCACGCCTCATCACCCTGCGCTTGAGCGAACGCCGTGGCGGTGACGCCGACCAGCTCGAGATTACGCTCGACGATTCGGACGGCCGGCTGGCGATGCCACGCGAGGGCGCGACGCTGAGCGTGCAGCTCGGCTGGTCGGCCGGATCCGCCGTCACGGTCGGCCTGGTCGACAAGGGCAAGTTCACCGTCGACGAGGTCGAGCATAGCGGCCCGCCCGACCAGATCACGATCCGCTCGCGTGCCGCGGACTTCACCAGTGCCATCGCCACGCGCCGCGAGAAGAGCTGGCACGACACGACCCTTGGCGCGATCGTTACCGAGATTGCCGGGCGTAACCGGCTGACGCCGCGCTGTGCACCCGCGTTGGCATCGATCGCGGTCAAGGCGATGGCGCAGACCCGCGAGAGCGATATCGCGCTGCTGCGCCGGCTGGGGCGCGAGCATGACGCAGTGGCGACGGTGAAGGCCGGCGCGTTGATCCTCGCGCCGACCGGCGCCGCGACCACGGCTACCGGTGCCACGATCCCGGCGATCACGATCCGCCGCGGCGACGGCGACCGTCACAGTTTCCGGATCCGCAAGCGTGAAGAGGCGGGCAGCGTGTCAGCCGATTGGCATGATCGCAAGGACGCGAAGAAAAAGATCGTGACGGTCGGCACTGGCGCCGGCGAGGTCAAGCGTCTGGCGCGGACCTATCCAACCGAGGAGGCCGCCCGCCGCGCGGCTACCGCCGAGCAAGGCCGCGCCGCACGCGAGCCTCGCTCGCTGGATCTTGGCCTCGCGCTGGGACGGCTAGAGATCTACCCCGACCGGCCGGTGACAGTGACGGGGTTCAAGAGCGAGATTAGTGCCGTGAAATGGCTCGTCGCGGATGTGACGCACGAGCTGCTCCCCGACCGGGGATTTACCACGGCGCTGACGTTAGAAAGCGTCGTCTAAAATTACATCCGACGACCGATGAAAACGACCCGCCCGACTATCCTGATCTCGTCAGGAGCAACTTCATCCGGCGGGATTGTGGAATTGTCAGACAGGAGCGCAATTCGCCCTGACGGCCGCATGCGCAGCCGTTTGATCATCGCGGCATCGCCCATCAGCAAAGCCCACAGCACGTCCTGTTCGCGAAAGCTGTTCTGCGTTTTGTCGATGAGGACGATATCGCCATCGAGCATCGTCGGCATCATCGAGTCTCCTCGACCGCGTGCAAAGACGAGATGCTCGGGCGGCGCGTCCGTAAGGGCTGACAGCCAGGCGCGCGGAAACCTTCGACGAGTGGTCTCTACCGATAGATGGTCGGTGTAGGTTTCGCCCAAACCGAAAGCCAAATCGATCTCGTCGATTGTAACGAGATCCAGCATGTCGGCGATCACATCCTCGGTAGGGAGCAACATGGCTCCCGCATCAGGATCATCCACCTGGCCAGCCAGATATGCTGGCGTCGTGCCGAGCTCCTCAGCGATGCGGCCGATATTCGGGGAACTTCGTGAGCTGCCGTTCACCAGTTTACCGATTGCCTGCTGCGATATGCCAACGCGGCGCGCTAGCTCTGCCTGGCTAATACCCTTGTCGCGCATTCGCCGTGCGAGGCGTTCCATCTGGATCATCGCTCCGATCTACAACCAGAGTTTATTTTGAAAATGGAAGTGTGGATGTTGACTATCAGTCATCTGCAGTTGTAGGTGGTTGTATGCAGATGCAAATCTCCCCTTACGAGGCGCTCCAAGCCGCGGTCGCTCGTGCGGGATCGCAATCGGCGCTTGCCCGCATATGTGGCGTTTCGCAGACGGCAGTCTGGAAATGGATTCAAAACGGGAAGCGACTTCCCGCAGAGTTGTGCCTCGTTGTGGAGCGGAAAACCGGCGTTTCAAAACATTCGCTCCGTCCTGATATCTATCCGTTGGAACCTACGCTGGATGTCGTACCGAATCCTACACGCAATATCGCGTGCGATCGCACCGGCATTTCGCACCGGATCGCTCGAGCATGACCACCGTTCGCTCGCCCCGCACTTTCGCCAACGCCATGACACGCGTCGCGGCTTCGCTCTCTTTTGAGACGTGCCGGAAGATCGTCCACCGGTCCAACCGGACGGTGCGCTACTGGTCGGAAGAGCGCTCGAAAAAGCGACCGACGATCGAGCAGGCGTTGCAATTCGACATCGCCTACCGGCTGGCCGGTGGCGAGGGTGCCCCCTTTCTGGACACCTACATGCACAAGCTCGACGTTGCCGTGGAGGCTGCGATCGCCTGCCGCGATGCGCTTGCCGGGGACTTCGCGACCTTCGCGCGTGAGTCCGGCGAAGCCATCGCCGCCGGGTTTGCCGTAACGCTTTCAAACGCCTCCGAGCGCGACATCATCCGTGCCGTCGTCGAGGTCGAGGAGGCCGAGAGCGCGCTGGCCGCGATCCGCCGTCGGCTCGCCAGCATTGCAAGGCTCGTCGCGGGATCGAACACAGCGCCAGTCCGGGGAACACAATGACGATCTCGAAACCTACCAAGCACCGAATCCCCGGCATCGCCTGCCCGCATTGCAGCGGGCCGGCGGGGATCCGCAACAGCGCGGCGTTGACCACGATGGTGCGGCATATCCGCTATCGCTGCGAGAACGACACCTGCGGGCACGTGTTCGTTGCCGAGCTGCAGGTCATCCGCACGATCGTGCCGAGCGCCTGCCCGAACCCGGACATCCGCCTCCCTTTTTCCAACCCGAACATTTGCGGGAGCCGACCGACGCCGGCGAATGACGACAACCGCACCCCGGCCAATGACGACGTCGTGACGTCGCCCGCCGCGATCACGCCCGCCCCAGGCTGATCGCGCGCGGTAACGCCGCTTCACCTCCCAACGCCCCCACCGACCGACCGCCCCGCCGGAAGCCCGCGCTTCCGGTGACGCCAAAGCCTTGCCTGAAAGGATCGAGCCATGTTTCACGTCACTTCGTCGACCCATCACTGCGTTCCGCTTGCCGCCGAGCAGGTCGCACCGCTCACGCCCGCCGCATATCTCCGCCTCCGTCGAGCTGCGGCGGGCGTACCAGTTTCGGACGCCGCCAGACGGATCGCACCGAACAACCAGGCCGACGCCGCCAGGCTGATCCGGCAGCTGGAAACCGACGGCACTGCGGCTCGCTATGTCGAGACGATCCACGGTCTACGCGACGCCTACCCACTCGACGTCGACGTGTACCTGCAGCTGCGCGATGCGCCTGCCGATGCGCATCCGCGGATCTGTGTCGGTTGCGGGTGCAGCCAATGGGATCCGTGCGGTTTGCCTGACGATGCCGGCAGCTGTGCCTGGACGAACGACACGACCTGCACACGCTGCAGCGGCGAGGCCTTTCCGATCACGGTGTACCAGTGAGCATCGTCGCCATCACGTCGGGTACGCGCAATGTCGAGCGTCGCATGCGTCGTCGCCGTGCCGCCAAACTCACGCTGCTGATTGCGTTCGCCTTTGTATGGATCCCCGTCGCGATCGTCATGGTCATCGCGGGCATGCCGGATCGCCGCGCATGATCGTGCCGCACCTCATCCACGGCGCCGGCATCGGTTTGCTTGTCGGTGGCGGCGCGACGGCGCTCGGCGTCATCACCGCCAGCCTGATCGCGCAATGGCCCCGCATCGTCCGGCTCGCGCTCGGCAATGTCGAACCCGTGCAGCGGGTGTCGCACGCCATTCCACACCGCGCGACCGATGGCGGCCCCCGTCAGCCAAGCCAGACAGGGCATCCGTCAATGTCTCCGCGCGCCCTTTGCCCCCTCCACACCTCACAAAAAGGTTCGATCGCATGACCCAGACCACTGCAGACCGGAACGAAGGCATGGGCGGCGGTCGCGTCGCGGCCGACGAGCTGCGCCTTCTGATCGAACGTGCCGAGCGCCTCGAGGAAGAGAAGAAGGGGATCAGCGACGACATCAAGGACGTGATGGCCGAGGCGAAGGGTCGCGGTTATGACCCCAAGGCGATCCGCAAGATCCTGTCGATCCGCAAGAAGAAGCGGGAGGAGTATCAGGAAGAGGAGGCGATCCTCGAGGTCTACCTCCAAGCACTGGGGATGCTGTGATGGCCGCCCCCGCCGCCGCCTCTCTTTCGCTGCGCTCGCGGGTCGTCCTCGTCATCGCTGCCAGCATCTTTGCGTGGATCCTGGCGCTGGCGGCAGCCGCTGCCGCGGTGCGGTCATGATCCGCCAGCTGACCAAAGCCGAGCGGGGGAGCGTCCGGCACCATGCCCGCCGTCAGTGGCGTACAATCCTGGTGCCGTTCGCGATAATTGATGTGCAAGGCTTCGGCCGCTCGGTCGTCTGCATGCGCCGAATCGAAACCCGGTGGAGTGATAGGCAACGCCGCCGCCTCTGGCGCCTCCCTGTCGCACAACTTGCCCGGCGTGCGATGGCGCCGAACCACCTGATTGACGGGGCCGACGCATGAGTGCGCGAGCGTTGATCAAGCAAGCTGATCTTACCCGGGTGCTTCGCGCAGCCGAGAAGGTCGGCATCCCCGTGCGCGTCGAGATCGAACCCGGCCGGATCATCGTCACGACCGGGGCAGGGGTCGTCCCCGCCGGTGCGAACAGCCTGGACGAGATGTTCGCGTGAAGCGACGTTGGCTTCCGAAGCACGTCAGCACGTTCCGCGACCGGCATGGCAAGGCCCATTACCGGTACCGTCGAACGGGCTTCGTCACCTATTATTTCAAGAACGAGCCGGGCACCGACGCGTTTCTGGCCGAGCTGCGCGCGTGCAACGATGGCGTCAGCGCGCCTGCGATCGAGGCCGGCGCCAACCGCGCCGCAGTCGGCACGTTCGACGACCTGCTATCGCGCTATTACCGCTCGCCCGACTTCCTCGATCCGGGTGAGCGCACACGCATCGTCTATCGCGGAACGCTCGAGCGCTGGCGCTCGCGGACCCGCAAGGGGCGGCGGTACGGCGAGATCATGGTGCGCGAGCTGCAGCCGCGGCACGTCGAGGCGATGCTCGCCGAGCTGCTGCCACATCGGACATCGGCGAACATGCTTCGCAAGCGGCTCTCCGCCCTGATGAAGTTCGCCATGCGCATCGGCATGGCCGGCTCGAATCCGG